ACTTCGGTCGGCAGGGTCAGTTCGGCAGTCTTTCGGAACACGGCGCCCAGCAGGCCGGCCCTGGTGCGCCCGGTGACGTTGAGGAACATCGCCCGCTTCTTGAGCTGCTTGTACCGAGCCTGGTTCTCCGGGGAAGTGTCCGTCGGATCTGGCATCGGCAGGTATTCGTCGTGCTTGCGCACCTCGCGAGCGCCCTTGACGCATCGCTTCACCAGAAGCCAGCCAGGCAAGGCGTCGGAATATTCCTTCCGGGTGTCGCTGTAATTCGCCATGGATGGCCTCAGAAGGTGAATGTGACGGGGATATGGGTGATCGGCCTGCTGATCGGGTAGTCGTGATGGATGAAGTAGCCGCCGGCGTCGTTCGCGTGGTCCACGCCGGACGTCTTGTCAGGCTCACCGTTGGGCGCCCATACCTGCTGTTCGATGCCATCCGCATATGTCGGGCAGCGCAGAGGGTTGATCAGATAACGGCGCTCGCCATTGGCATTGCAGAACATCGCGTTCATGGCGTTGATTCGGTCCTTCACCGGCGGGTTTGAGTCCGGTGCAATTACGCTGAATCCGGCCTGGCGCAGGATTGCTATATCGGTCTCGCTGGCATTAACCGACTTCCTGGAGCCGCCCGAGGCATCCGGGTAGATCCGGATTTCGCAGGTTTTCTCGTAGTCCTTGCCGTTGTGCCGCCAGTAGCGCTCCTTGATGCGCCGGATCATGTCCGGAGTGTCAAAGCCGTCGATCAGCTCATCCACTGCCCGGGGCCTGTCATCAGCTCGCTTGACGTGCGTGATCGCCGCCATCTTGCCGACGTTGAAGTCCATGCCGATATACAGCGGCTCGCCCGGCTCTACGGTGTCGAAACAGGCGTTCAACTTCCTGTCGTAGGCGTGATAGATCGACCCGGCATTCAGATTGACGAACTGGCCGTTCAGATAAGCCAGGATCAGCTGCGGCGGGTACGACTCCATCAGTGATGGGATGTAGTCGGCAGGCAGGTTCAGTTCGTTGTCGAACGTGCTGGCCTGAACCAGCCCATACATGCCCTTCAATGCCGGCTTCTCGCGTAGCTGTTTCACGAACTGCTGATACACGAACTTGAACCCCTCGGGGGTCGTCGTTACGTCCACGCCGTTCTTCAGGCCCTGCTCGTTGTAACGCATCCGGGCGATGATCTTGCGCCAGGCGTGCTCGGCCTTGAGTTTCGGCAGAACATCGAGCTCATCGACCAAGGCATGCCCAATCTTGAAGCCGACAATGGTCTGCGGCTTCTCCATGGATCGGCAAATAGTCGTGCTGCGGTACTGGCCGCCGCTGTAGAACTCGACTTCCTTGTCGCTTTCCTTCGTCTTGACCTTCAGGCCCCAGTCGAAGGCGACCTCTTCAATCGTCGGGAAGAAGATGTCGCGGATCTGCGGATAAGTCGGGGCGAAGTATCCCGAGTTGATCCGGGGCCACTCCCACACGTGCTTGCACAGTGCCGCGCAACCTACCCAAGTCTTGCCCGAGCCGAAGCCAGCAACAAAGCCGCGAAACTTGGTATCCATGCGCAGGAAGCTGGCCTGGGGAACGTTAAGGCTCGGCATCAGGCTTCCTCGCATCCACAACGTCGACCTGCACCCGAGTAGGCGCCAGATTGTCGTGTGGGTTTTCGCTCTTGGTCTGGCGATTCACGTAGACATCGCCGACCTCTTTGGCCGCCTGCTCGAGTAGCTGGGCAGTCAGCGCCATGTTCTTCATGCTCTCGGCTTTCTCAGCCATGCGGCCAAGTGTCCGGAGTCGATACGCTCGGTTGGCGATCGGGATCTCGGCGGTTTCTTCACGGAATCGCTTGCGTGTGTCGTGGAACAGGGTCGCCCACTTCGCAGCAAGCCCCTTCCCGGCTGCCTTGGTTGGGTCATGCGTCTCCACCTGCTGGCGACTCACAACCAGCCCATATTCAGTCTTGACGGACTCCACGACCTGGGACGGTGTGTCGAAGCACGCCAGGGCCTGAACGATGAAGCTCTTCACCTCATTTTTCAGGACTGCCATAAATTCTCATCCGTCTAGTGCCTGTCAATAATCAGGCCGACTTGAGCAGACAGGTTCCGCAGGCCCTCGATATGTTCAATTTCCCCACCTCAGCAGGCTTGTTCGCAGCGTCTACCAACTCCTGCACGTCAGGGCTCGCACCGTAGCGACGAACCACACCGACGAACTCTTCGACGTCGTGGCCGCGCATCTCCAGCTTGGGCAATCCTTCCTGCGTGAACTTGGGGGCACCGTACTGATCCTTCGCCTGGGCAATGTGGTACAACTCATGCTCGACCAAGGCGCAGAAGTCAGCGTCGGAGCACTGGGCGCAGTAATCGGCAGCCAGGGTAATGATGTAGGCCGGCACATCGCCGAACCAATCCATCATTTGCTGTTCCATCCGGGCCTTCTGCCAGCCACCCGCACGGAAAGCCACTTGCTCGGCCTGGCCTACCACCGTGCGTCCCTTCTTGCTGAATGCGGACGACGCCCACATGACCTGGATGTCAGCATCCAGTAGATGGGCGTGGTCCTCGTTGTGAATGCTGCCAGTGTCAGCGAGGATCTGGTCAGTGATCCAATCCCAAACCTCTGGAGCTGGACGCAGGACGGCTACCGCTGACTCCAGCAGATCTTTCGGCGGCGTCGGCTTTTCCATTGCGATACCTAGTCGTAGGTTTTTTTGGAAAGAACTCTGAAAGTTGCAAGTTTTTGTCATCAACTTGCAACCTAGTCGGAACCGATCTGGATAATGAGTAGCTCCTAAAATATGGAGCTACCCCATGAAAGACGTTTTTATCACCTTCGCTCTGGTTTACATGTCATTTTCGGCCTACAGGTATTGGCATAAGATTTTTTCAGTCACAACCCTAGTAACAGTGCTGTTTGTCACAGTAACCCTAGATCTATTCGACTGGCTGTAACGACACGCAACCCGGCCGGGCTCGCCTGATCTCCTCCCAGTCGGGTTGCTTCGTTGTCATAGGAACGCTCGAAGGCTTGAAATAATGGCCAGTAGCCGGTATTGGTAGGCATCAACTCAGTAGCAAGGAAAGCAAAATGTCGATCGACCTCAGCAAGTACAACCTCAGCTCGCAATCAGATGAAGATAAACGGGCATTGGCCGTTTCCGCTGCCCTGGCTGTCATTCAGGCAAAAGTGACCAATGCGCCTACCTACGCCGCGATCGTAGAAAACGAGATCAAAAATTTGAGTAAGTATGCTGACCAGATCCAGGAAGCACTGAAGGTCAAAGCCGAGTGATCCACACGTGCCGTACTGACCTGCGGCACTCCCCCACTCACGCACACTGAAATGGACTTTTGTATGGAGCTTAATCAACAAGAGGCTCAGGCGATTATTACTGAGCTCAAAACGTGGCATGAAGAAGCTCGAAGCCTGATCGACGACGCCGTAGACAAGTCGCGACTATCTACAAATAGCATCGACCTCTTAAAGGCCCGGCTTACCACCCTCAAGGAGGGCATCAAAGCCGCCGCCAAATACGAGACTCTATCGCGTCGAAAAACACCGAAGACCGAGCTTGAGCAATGTTTCTTTGGCCCCGCTGTCAGGAGCACATCCGCAAACTTCCGAATGCGCACCGATACCAGCCCACATAGCCTTTTGTGGGCCAGAGGACTTCACGAGGTAGAGTCTGAACTGTCTTACGTTATTCACAGGCTAGAAGCGTTGATTTCGGAAAATCCTCAGGAGTGATTACGCGACACAACCTTCCGATTCGCGAAACGTGTCGCGACCTACTTGCTCAGCTTCGGCTGAAGCACTACACGGGCAATCATCACCAGCAGACCCAACACGCCATAGGCCACCGGCGGTAGCACGGCCTGTAGTTGCGGCATTAGCTGCTCGGCGATACCCAAGGCAGCAATCGCGCCGCCGGCCTGAACGCTGGTCATGCTCAGCGCTTGTTTCCAGTTGTCGATCAGTTTCATGGTTATCCCCTACGGATTCTGTTGTTGGCTGGCACCGGTTACCGCTTTGCGGAGTTCGGCAAGGTCGCTGGCTATCTCGGTCAGGTCTTTGTCGCGGCGCTTCTCGGCCCACTTGAACCAGGCGCGAACCAAGACCCATGCAGGCAGGCCGCAAACAAAGATGATTCCGCCCAGGGCGATAACCCCAACGTCGTCATTCGCCCAGGAGCCAAGGCCCAGCCACCGGACGACGAAAGCGCCCCCGCAGATGCTGGATACCGATGTACTGATCATTGCGACGACGAACTCGCGCACGGTCTTGGGCAGAGTCATCGCCATAACGACGACGGCAGCCAGGACGGCAACAAATCCAAACGCCCCCAGCTTGTACAGCGCGATACCGCCTGCGGCAGTGAGTGGACCGGGCTCGGACATAGATTGATATCTCATGGCGCCTCGGTATCTCGGCGGTGTGATTGGTCCGGCACTCCCCGCCTCTATCATCCGCTCGGAGCAAGGACGGTGGCGTGGGTGCCAGATACGAAAAAGCCCCTGCGAATGCAGAGGCCCTGAATAGGTGCGCAGGCTTTCCCGCTGTCGAGCTATCCTGACTACAGGTGAATTTTTGACATAAAAAAGCCCCACACTATGGCGAGGCTTTTTTGGAGAAATTAGATTTTTAGATCAGAAGTCATTCAACTTTTCAATGTTTCCTTCCCACCCTTCACGAACATCCTTTTCGTAATCGTCCTCTTCGTCTTCGTCCATTTGATCTTGAAACGGAGACTCGTAAAAGGGGTCGACCGGCTCCTCGTCATCATCTTCTATGGCAAAGTCGCCATCGTAAGTACGTTCAGCATCAGGCTCGGCCTCGTAAGGGTCGACTGGCTGTTCGTTATCGTCTTCTACGACAAAGTCGCCATCGTCAATACGCTCAAAATCAGTCTCGGCTTCGTTAAAGTCGGTCATTTTAACGCCTCAAGTAAAGCTAATAATTGGGCGTTCGCTTTATAGAGACAAGGCAACCCCCTGTCAACAAAAAGCCCGACACAGTGGTCGGGCTTTTGGTACCACTCCTACACACGCAGGAATGACAGGATGGGTAGATAATGGCTCATTGGATCAATGCTAGTCAAGCAACCTCTGACAACATCAAGCCTTCATGTTC